AAAGAAACGGACAGATATTTTTTGGGAGAGTAAAAACATGAAACTACATCACACACAATACAAAAAAAATTATCAGAATTTTATTCTTGAAACAATTTCAGATGAAGAATGTTTATCTTATTGGAGTTGTGAAAAAAACGACAGGTTAACTAGAGAAGCCAAGGTGTATTATATTTTTGATCGATTCTTTTATGAAATGGATTTTCAAATAAAAAGATCGGGAAAACTTGTAGCAATGACTGAATGGCTGCAAGGGTTAGCCCTTAATATCCCATATTGGAACGATGACATAATCCCCCTTGCTAAAAAAATGGGTTCAGTCGATGACAATCTGACACCCAAACAAGAAGAAAAGATTATCGAAAATTATTGGTCTTTTATGGCTAATATTGTTTTGGGTTTGGAAAAAGAATATCACTAATTTTAAATTTTGGAGAGCAAAAAAAATGAAAAAACTTAAGATGAATAAACTATATTTATATGCAATTGAGGGTGACTGTAGTGCAAGGGGTATGTCTGATTGGGCTGAGATTCTGCCATTGAAAAATAATGAAGAAGTGGAACTGGCAAAAAAATATATTCGCAACGATATGGAGTGTGATTTTATTCATGCTGAAGTTGATATATTTTTCAATAAACCATCGCCAGAGCAAAGAAAGTTACTTCATGATTTTTATGAAGAAGAGTATGAAATTTATTCTGCATTGAAAAAAAGAAAAGTTTTTGAACATAAATATCATAGACGCACCACCTGGGAGATTATCCCAGAATCTCGAATAGATGAAATAAGAGAACAAGAAGAAAAGGAAAGAAAGCAAAGAGAACGAGAAGCAAATGAGAAACAGCAAAAAGAGGAAACAATGAAAGCTGAAGAATGGTTTGATAAACACGTTGAAGTAATAGGATCGGACAATAAGACAAATGAATATATGAGTAAGGAACTAAAAAAAAGATTTATTGAAGATAACGAAAAAAGAAAAAAGGGGGTAAATGATGAATAATAAAATAGTTGGCCTTGTCCGAGTCTCAACCGATAAGCAAGATGTTGAGAGCCAGAAATTTAAGATTAGAAACGCTTATCCGAATAATGAAATTATTTTTTATGAAGAAGAATTGTCAGGGGCTACGCCCTACGATTTACGCCCCCAGTTAGAACTAGCAGTTAAAGAAGCGTTGAAACTCTCCACGACGCTGGTGGTTGCTGAGTTGTCCCGATTAGGTAGGGACGCTGGGGGTTTGATCTCTTGGCTTGGAGAAGCTAAAAAAAGGGGGTTACAAATCATTTGCTTAGACTACCCCGAACTAACTCCCGAAATACTGCCCTTCTTAGCAGGGGCAGTTCAACTTGAACGCTTGAAAATAAAAGAAAGAACTCGCTTGGCTTTACGAGCTAAAAAAAATAAAGCAGCAAAAGACGGTTTTTTTATTTCAAAAGCTGGTAAAAAGGTAGATAAACTGGGCAACCCTTGTATTGACAATGCAAGGGTTTTAGCTTGTAAAAAACGAAAACAAAATGCTAATGATTTCGCCCAAAAAATATTAGTATTAATCGAGCCACACAAGGACAAGACCACCCGACAGATTGCCCAATTACTAAATGAGATTGAAGTACCAACGAGCAGAGGGGGCAAGTGGTACGCCTCCACTGTCAACAACATCTTAAAAAGGGGGGCTGTCGCATGAATCAAAAGCTAAAAAATATCATTGAAATCATTGTTTCAGTAATTGGAATTGTTTGTATTATTGGCTCAATTTATGTGGGGTTGTGGGCTGGTTGCGCCCTGATCCCAAGTTGTTTTGTGCAAAATTTCTAAGTTTTTACAGGCGAAGGGGAGCAAACTCGATGACTTTAGACGCAAAAAAAACTTACTTTGTAAATTTATATTTCTTACGCTACCGCAGGGAAAATAAAAATGTGAAAGAATTTTACAGCTTTGTAAAATCAACAGGGCCTTTTAAAACTCGGGGTGCAGCAGAAGAAAAAAAAGCAGAAATTGAAAAAGGATTATTGCAAACAATTGAGAATCCAGAAGATTTTAAAGTTGAAATTGAATTACAAAATTATGAGGGTTTTAGAAATGTGGAAAAAAATTATTAACTGGTTTGATGATCCGTATCATCGGAAAAAAAATGGTAGCCCCTACGACCGAGGATCTGCTGATTCATATTATTTGCGAAATTTTATTAATGGATTAGCACAGCCACATTGTTTCGTAGATGCAAAAGGTAACTACTCAATGGTTAACTCGATTCGGCTCGATGAAAATGAAATGACTCGATTTCAAATTAAAGAATATTACAAGGGCTTTAACGATAACGAAAAGTCAGAATTGAAAAAAATTTATTGCGAGGATTACTATGAAAAAAACTATTACAGGTAAAGAGTTGGGCGCAAGTGAAATAGCTACGATTATTCTAGGTAAAAATTCCTATGGCCAAACAGATAACGATGTATTAGATAAACACAAACGAGCTTCAATAGGTGTTAGTCATATTCGAGACAATGACTATTCAAGACCACTAACAAGGGGTAAACATTTAGAAGCTGGGATAGTTAACTGGTGGCTAGAAGAAACCTACGCAGAACAAAAAGTTAAAATTGTAGCTGATGAATTGAGTTATGCGGTACGTATGGAGCGAGAAAAAATTGGAGCTACGCTTGATCGGCTGATTGAAATCTATGGTGATCTTGAAGTTGACGGAGAAGTTTTTACAGGCGAAGGGGTGCTAGAAATTAAGACTGATTACTATCATCAAAACAAACCAAAAATTGAATGGATTTACCAGGTAAATCAACAACTCATTTGTGCAAGTAAAACGCTAGAAAAAAATTTAACATGGGGGCTTATTGTTTGCGCTTGTCAAAAAGGAAAGCTCCACACTTATCCAGTCAAACTAAATAAAAAATATATTAAAGATATCTTTGGGGCAGCGATTACTTTCTGGAATCACTTCGATAACGGTACACGTTTTCCTGAACCAGAAGAAAAACAAGAAGATAAAAAGCTCGATATCAGAACTTTGAACCCAGAACATACAGTTACTTTCAATAATGAAAACTATTTACTTGTTGATGTCATTGATAACTATCTCAATGCTAAAAGAGAGGAACGTCAAAGCAAAAAAACCACTACTACTCATAAAGAAATTTTAGACTTTGCCATTGATCAAATGAATTGCGATGGTATCCAAATAGATAAATTTCATGTCGTGGCTGAAAGAACAACAAAAGAACGGACTGAACAGCGAGGAACTGGGCAGTTCTACGATACCAGGAAACCTATTAAAATAACTGAAGAAGAGGAAGATCTAAATGTCTGATGCAAAACAATGTTTGATAAATGCCATTAAAGAAATGACTGAACTACCTGATAAAGATAAGGTTAAAATTCATAATAAATTTTACACTGGCGTAGCCACTAGAATTGAAATACTGCGAAAGCACTTAGGCACAGACGTTAATATTGTTACCGATATTGTAAAAGAAAACGAAAAACAAATTGTCATGAAAGCTAAAATTGAGCTTTACGAACATGGCCAATATCGAACTGTGGCGTGTGGGATTGCGGAAGAAAAAATAGGAAGCTCTGCCGTCAATCGAACTTCTGCATTTGAAAACTGCGAGACTAGCGCATGGGGTAGAGCTTGTGGGAACTTAGGATTGCATGGTGGCGAAATGGCTTCTGAGTTTGAAATAGTAAATGCTAAAGTTCAACAAGCTGAACTAAAGTCTCAGCTTGGTAAAGCTAAAAAATCAACCACAACCCCTCAAAAATCGCCTAGAATGAACGCAAAAGATGAAGCTGAAGTAGATGCTATGGTCGATAAAATGGTTGAAGAAGCTGCTAAAGATTTGGTTGAAACTCAAAATGCCGTAGGCGAAGGGGGGCAAACTGAAAAATTTATATTGAAACTTCCAATCAAAAACGGTTTTGATCCAGAGAAACCAGAGTTTACCGAAGAATTATTTGACAGTTTAGATGATTGGATAAAAAGATTTGATCAGATAAATCAATCTTTGTATCAATTACACCCAACCACTGATAAAGAAAGGGAAATGTATTCGCCAGATATCAAGAGAAAAAAAATGAAATGGTTAGAAGAATTTAATCAAGAAGTTATTTCATTGTTACCAAAAAAAGTACAAGAGACTCTCCAGAAAAAAAGAAAAGCACGTAACGCTAATTTATCGATACAGCTAAGAGAAAAATCACAACCAGAAGAACCACATATAACAGGGTAAAAAAATGGATAAACCAAAATTAGGATTAACTCCGACACAGCTAGAAATTTTGAATTTCATAAAAATTTACAAACAACATTTTGACTATTTCCCAACCTACCGAGAGATTGCAAAAGGAACGATTGATAATCAGGAAGTTATTAAACAGAGAACGCTCGGTGTAATCAGTCATCATGTGCATCAAATTCAAGAGCGAGGGTACATTAAGCTTTTTAATAAACCAAGAGCTTTTGAAATACTGTGATGAATTATTATAATGAGAATGATAAATTTGCAGCACAATGGTTACGTAATTTAATTGAAGAAAAATTAATACCAGATGGAATTGTAGATGACCGATCAATCGAAGATGTCCAATCAAAAGACCTTAAAGAATTCAACCAGTGCCACTTCTTCGCAGGAATCGGAGGGTGGGCTTACGCCTTGCAACTCGCCAGGTGGGATTCAGACCGACCTGTTTGGACTGGAAGTTGCCCCTGTCAAAGTTTCTCAGTCGCAGGACAACGTAAAGGCGCAGATGACGAGCGTAACCTTTGGCCACAATGGTTTCGCCTCATCGGAGAGTCAAGACCTGCAACAATCTTTGGGGAGCAGGTTGTTGGAGCGATTGGGTTCGGTTGGCTCGATGCAGTCGCAACAGATCTTGAAGCGGTTGACTACCGATTCGCTTCGAGCGTACTGTCAGGATACATTGCTAGAGCCTATCACCGTAGACAAAGACTATGGTTCGTGGCCGACTCCCAGAACAGTAGACGGGACAGGGGGAGCAGTCAAACTAAACAAAAGAGGGAAACGACAAAGCAAAACTACAGGCGTGGAGTTTGGAGCAACACTAAGGGACAGCGTTTACACATGGCCGACACCGTCAACGAGGGATCACAAGGGGGGCTACCAAGGCGGTCGAACGAGGAACGGACAGATCTCAACGGATACATTGGACATAACAGCCCAGTTGACTGGAGAGCAGTCGAATGGGTTGAATGTGGAGACGGCAAAACCCGCCCGGTCCCGCTTGAATCCGATGTTCAGCCTCTGGTTAATGGGATACCCGAAGTCATGGATTCAGAGGGCAATCCCAGAAAATACAGTTATGCAGGGTCGCTCAAAGGAATAGGAAATGCAATCATACCCCAAGTTGCTGCTGAATTTATTAGTGCTTTTTTAGAAATTGAATAGCACACATTAGCTTATATTATTCTTTGCCCAAAAAGATGAAGAGTGTGGTTCGTATTGTGCTATTTCA